ATGAGCTGCTCCTCTCGGGCTGAGAGCTTCCATTTGGCGGCTGCCGCCTTCTCGGCTGCCGCCGTCTCGGCTGCCGCCTTCTCGGCTGCCGCCGAGAAGGCGAGGTAGAATCCTCCGCCGAAGATGGCCTTGCCGGCTTCCTTCTGCTCATCCATCGCGCGGGTGAAGCTGCAGAGGTTTTCCGGGATCTTCAGGACCTGGCCGTATTTCGCGAGCTTTGTCATCCTCGCGGGCGCAGCCACACAGTCCGGGTAGTCATAGTTCGGCAGATCCGCGGCCAGGGTCCGGAGGTTTTCGTCGTTGATCTTGTCCAGGACCGCGTACAGATCCGGCGCGATCTCGATCCGGTACTCACCAAGGTTGGTGACGAAGCTGGTGTTGATCTGCGCCTTGTTCTCATAGACCACGCCGACGCCGATCGGTAGATAGTGACAGGTGCCGGAGGCGATAGAGAACAGGGAAACGCCCGGCGCGAAAAGGAAGAACCGGACACCGTGGTCCTGATACCATCGGCAGATGTCCGACAGAATGGAAAATGGAGGATTGTCGATGACGACGCACCCGTCCGGGTATTCGTACTGCTGATAGTCTCCGCCAGGGAAGAACGGCCGGACGACCTCCGGCGTGCCGAGATCATAGTGCTGCAGCACCCAGGCCTTCACGGCCTCGAAGATGTTGGCAGGCGTGTAGCAGTCGTCGGTTGTCTTCTTCGGCTGCTTCGACTCCAGCCACTCCTGGTACTTTTCACTGTCCACGCCTTCGGTCTCCCAATAGTGGTCGGCCTGGAGGGCGTCGTCTGCGGCTTCCGTGTCGCCGAGCTTTATCCCGGCAGCCTCGAAGCCCACCAGGGTGACATCGAAGCCGGCGGCCCGGAGGGCCTGCGCCTCGCTGCGGAGGACGTCTTTGTCGTAGCCGGTCTCACCCAGGAGGTTGTCCGCATGAATGAAGGCCCGGCGCTGATCCTCGGTCAGGTCCGTGATCGTGACGGTCGGCACCTCGGCCCAGCCTTCCGCCTGGGCTGCCAGCAGCCGGCCGTGTCCGTAGATCACGCGGTCCTGGCCGTCGATGCCGACGGGGACGATCATGCCAAACTCACGGAAGGAACGGCGGAGCTTTTCGATCTGCTCCGGCGGGTGGAGTTTGGCGTTGTGTTCGTAGGGGTGGAGCTCGGAGATCTTCCGCAGTTCCATGCGGGTGACTGTTCCCATGTGTTCCTCCTGGCGTGTATCGTGTCCGCGATCATCTCCGCGGTTCACGTCCGCGGCCCGCGCGCGTCATGCGCGGAAACCTTGGAGCCGGTGCCGCCCGGCCCGGGATTTTCCGCCCCGGATTTTCCCGCCGCGTGTGCGCGGTGGGGTGGCCCCCGGTCATTTCGGGACCTCGCGAGGCTCGCGAGGGGTGGGGGGGATGGTCCGGCGGCGCAGCTGCTCGCCGCACTCGGTGAGCTTGCCGGTCGCGCGGTCGTGCATCGCGTTGTGGCTCGCCTGGCTGAGCGCGATCAGGTTCCACTCGCACCAGGCAAACTCCGGGAAGTCCTCGGCCGGCCAGATGTGGTGCGCGGTTGTGGCCTGCTCGCGCCTGCCGTAGCGCTTGGCCCATTGGCATCGGTACCCGGCCTTCCGGAGAACGCGCTCGCGCAGCCGGCGCCAGCGCGGCGAGGTGTAGTCAAAACAAAAGCCGGAGTCCTCTCCGCTTCTGCGGTGTCTGGACTCCGGCGTCATGCGCTCCGGTCTCTCTTTCGGATCTCGGTTGTGTACTCCCTGCGGCATCGCGGGCACCAGATCGGCAGGTTCTCCGCCTCGGTCTCGGTCGTGATCCGCTGGAGCTTTTTGCGGCAGGTCGGGCAGGTGATCCACCCGTCCTGCGCTGGTATCAGTATATCAGATTTCATGATGTTGCACAAGCCTTTCCCTAAGATAATATACTTTCCGAGACAGAAAAAATTAATAAAAAGGTTATCGCCGCCGCCTGGCCCTCGGTCTCATCCGGCGAAGATCGACCGGAGCCGCGGCCAGATACTTGACGTACTGGAACTCGGCGTACTCGGTCCGCTTGGTCTCTTCCTGGATGACGGTCGCGCCCTCGGGGATCTCCACCCGCGTGTCGTCCGGAACCGGGAAGGACTCGGTCTCCGGGTGCCGGCAGTTCCGGGTGTAGCTCCAGGACCGGAGCCCCGGACGTTCGCGGGCTTCCTTGGTCATGTACCGCGCGAGGGTTTCGTAGTTCTTTTTCTTATTGACCTGCAGCCGCTGGATCTCCACGTTGCTGCCGTAGGGCCAGCAGCGGAGAATGTCGGCGAAGTCGCCGCTGCCGGTCGTGTTGACCACGGTGTGCAGGTGCCATCGTCCTTCGCCGACTTTGTTCTCGATGGCCCAGATCATCCGCAGTTCCGTGCCGGCAGCCTTCCGGATCTCGCTGAGCTCCTTCCGGAACTTCTTACATCGGGCCGCCGCGGTCTTCCGATCCGGCGGAAGGTGAGCGTCGTCGAAGGTGAGCGTCACCACCAGATCGCCGGGCACAAAGTTGGCCGCGAGCATGAGCTCCAGCTTCTCCCAGCTGTATCGGGCGTTGGCCCGCTGCTGGGCTTCGGTTGATGTCTTCCGTTTTGCCTGGCGGACAACCGCGTCCTCGCGGCTGCCGGCCCGGCTGTATATCACCTCGCGGACCAGCGGCCCGGCGACGATGATCTTCTTGGTCTTCATGAGACAGATTCCTCCGAGGCATCCGGCCTCGGAGGGCTCTGTGCTCTATTCTTCTTTATCCTTTCGGGCGGAGCTTGCTGCGCCCGCCGCGTCGTTTCGGTTTTGTGTATTCTTTGTCTTCCAGCCCGCAGCGTGCCGGGTGATTGAGGCAGGGATGAGCGCAGTCCCGGCGCCACCAGCATGTCGCGCAGCAGATCCGGTCGCCCTGCTCGTCGCAGTAAAATCGTCTGCAGTATCTCATGTTTTGTCCGGGCCTTGGCCGCTGCCGCCCTCTGCCCGGTCGATCAGATCCCGCGGGATCGCGACCACGGTCTCCTGGACCTCCGGCCGCATCATCGCATCAAGCGCGTCGGCGGTTATCACCGCGTTCGTGCCCTTCGTGAGTCTGGAGTTCGAGAGCGCCCGTTCCGCGTTCCGGAGCGCGAGGATCATCAGAGGAAGGTCGGCGATGCTCATTTGGTCGAAGATCTGGAAGATCTTGCTGCTCAGCTCCATGAGGCCTTCGCCGTAGACTTTGAGGGCTTCGCCAGGTCCCGCCTTGACGGCTTTGGTAGTCCATGCATTTTGTAAATCAGTGGTCATTGTTCTCATGTTCTCCTTTCGTTATTCTGTAAGGCGTTTATTCGGTGATTCCGTGAACTTTCTGGTGGCAGGTGTGGCACAAGACAATAAGGTCATCATCATCTTCGTGGCCGACCCGACGATAAGTCATGTGATGGACGTCCAGGTTTTTCGTGCTTCCACAATATTCGCAATGATACCAGGCCCTTTTAAGAGCTTTCTTCCGTTGACGTTTCCATGATGGGTCATTAAGATAATTTTGATAATTCGCAAAGCCTGTAACCGGTATATGGTCTTGCGAAAAAATATAAGATTCATAACAGTCGCAAGCATCTTGATACGTGCACGATGTGCTCTGCATAATCCGACCGATTACACAGCTTTGACCTAACCCGACCTCAAACGAAAAGGGGAGCCCATCCAAGAATCCAGAGCAGTACTTGATTCCTTTCTGTGATATGGTGTAATGGAAATCGTAGTTCAGCCGCCTCACTATCTCACACCTCCGGCAGCTTTACCCAGCGGTAGACGGTTTTTCCGTCCTTGATCGGGGTTCCGTTCTTCACGCTGACCCAGTTCTCGCTGTCCCAGTTCATGAAACCGATGGATCGCGTCGCCTGATTCTCTTCGGCGCCGACTCCGTAGATCACAACATACCCTCCGACCTCTGTCGGGGTCCCGGTCTGCCACTTCGGCCCGGTGTCCGCTGTGGACACCTTGCCGCGTGCGACCATCCGCAGCGCGCCGAGGGAGAGTTCATCGAAGACCTCGGTCCAGGTCCGCGTGATCGCGTCCTCATAGTCATCGTCCGCGAGGGTCAGGCCTTTCGGGCTGCAATCAAAGAGGCCGGTCTCGGTGGTGCCTCCGTGATGACCGCCGCCGTGTTTCCGCTTCAGAAACTCGATGCCCTCGCGCCGGTCGGTGACGTTGCCCAGATCTTCGACGAACATGTCGAAGAGTTCGTCCAGCCTCTCGGCGAAGGTGTCATCCTCCCGCCGCCGCTGCTTCAGATATTCGTCAGCGGAGAAGTCGCTTCCCGTGCTCTTCGCCGGCTCGGCCTCTTTCGTCGCCTTGACCATGGTGCCGACGTTCCGGTTCCACTCTTCCTTGGCCTTCCGGTCCTCTTCGGCCCTCTGCTCGTAGTGGTCCATGGCCACGTCGATCTGCTCGGTCGTCATCTTCTGCAGGGCATCCGGACCGGTGAAAGTTGCCGCCGCGTGCTGGGCCTCCGGGCTTCGCCTCGCGATCTCATAGGCCGAGGTTTCGCCGAGGGTCCCGTCCTTCCAGGCCTGCCGCAGCGTCGGCTCCGCGAGTCCCTTGTCGATCACATCCAGGCGGGCCACTCTGGTGGCGCTGACCTTCGCCGCTGCGGCGACATGGTCGCGCAGCTTTCCGGGGAACTTGTACCCGAGTTTCTGCAGCTCCGTGAACAGTTCCCGGATCCGCCGAACCTGCCACGCCGTGTCCGCCGAGCTCATCACCCGCGTGTCCGCGTTGGCGTAGATCAGCTTCAGCTCTTCGGCCAGCGGCCTTGCCGCCGCGGCCTTCTCGGGATCCTCGATCCCGGGCAGGAGAGTGCCCTCCGGCTCCACCAGGCAGGCCACCGGCTCCTGCATCGAGTCGGGGTAGTTCTCCGCCCCCTCGGCGATCTGCCGCAGGGCCAGCCGCCGCCGGTGCCCGCTGATCAGCATGTAGCGCCCGGACGGCAGCTCTTTCACGATCAGCGGCTCCATCAGGCCGAACAGCCGGATATTCTCCGCGAGTTCGTCGATCCCTTCTACGCTGTAGAAGTTCCGGGGGTTGGTGTCGATCCGCTGCAAGGGGATGTACCGCAGCTCCCGGCGCGTCTCCGCGCCTGCGCCCTCCGGCTTCCGGCTGATGTCGCCCAGGGCCTTCGCAATATCAAACGCCATCAGTCCGCACCCCCTTCCAGAGTCTCATCGTCCAGATAGTCGCCGATCAGGCGCTTGGCAAAGATCCGGTAGTCGCGGAGCGTCTTGCTTTTCGGACTCGCGGTGATCAGTGCTTCCTGGTCGAAGGTCGACCGGTCCACCAGGGCGCTGCGCCGGATGTGGTTGAAGGTCCGGATCCGGAGCGCCGCCAGTGTGTCGCGGAGCTTCGCCTCCGCGTCGATCTGGGTCGGGTCCGGGTAGGTCATCGTCGGCAGGACGCCCGCGACTTCGAGGTCCGGGTTGACCCGCCGCATGTTTCGGATCTGCTCCAGGAGGTTTGCGACGCCGCGGATCCCGAAGGCGTCGAGTTTCATCGGGATCACCACCTCATCCGCGGCCACCAGGGCGGCCATGGCCCCGGCCGAGAAGGCCGGCGGGCAGTCGACAATGACCCAGTCGTACTTGTCCTCCACGGTCTCCAGGAACTCCGCCAGCGCCATCGGGTTGGCGACCCCGGAGCTCGCCGCGGTCACGTCCAGCGCCATGAGGCTTTCGTCGGCGTGCAGGATCTTGACGTTCGGGATCTTGGACGGAAGAGGGAAGGCGTCCAGCCCGCGGAGCAGATCCGCGAGCCCGCCGGGCGTGACCCCGTCCACCGGCCCGCCGGCGACGAACTCCGTCAGGTTCGCCTGGCTGTCCGCGTCCACCAGCAGGACCCGCTGCGCGTAGTCGTGCGCGAGGATCGCGGCCAGATTGATGGCTGTCACCGTCTTGGCGGTCCCGCCCTTCAGGTTCATAATTGCAGTCGTTCTCATGTGTTTTTCTGTTCTCCTTTCGGTCTGTTCAATTTTGCAGTTTTGCGTCAGTACTTGAAACACTCGAACGCCGGGACGCCTCCCGGCAGCTCGAACCGCACCCGGAACCACCGGTGTGCCTCGTTGATGTAGATCACCGTGCCGGTGACCTTTGCGTCCGCGTCCGGCCGGATCGACCGGAGCCCCTGCTGGTGCTCGCCCTCGAAGGCAGCCGGGACGAAGGTCCGCCGGTCGCCGATCTCCGGGATCCAGCGCACGCCCGGTTCCGGTTGCGGTTCCGGCCGCGTCTGTTTGATCGGCAGGCCGTTGTTCGGCAGCAGGGCCTTTTCCTCGGGCTTAATGCTTCCGGACATCAGAACGGCACCTCCTCATCGTCCAGCTCTTCCAGCTTCGGCGGCTCTCCGCCGCCTTGGCCGGCGTCCGGCGCTGCGCCCTGCGGCACGGCGTTCCCGGCGCGGTCTTTCCTGAGCTGTTTCTTGCCCTCGCTGATTCGCGCATTCTTAATGGCCTGCCCCTCGCTGCGCAGCCCCTGCAGGGTGATCAGCTCCGTGAAGCTCATGTACGCGGGTTCGAACCTCAGCTTGACCTTGCCGCAGCGTCCGTCCTTGTTCTTGGCCACGTCGAGGATCCTGGTGTTCTCCGGGTCCTCTTCATCGTTGGAAGGGGAGAGGATCATGATCACATCCGCGTCCTGCTTCAGCTGCCTTGATTCGCGCAGGTCGTCCTTGGTCGGCGCCTGCTTCTGGCCCTTGGCCGCCGGGGTGATCTGGCTCAGGCCTACCACCGTGACGCCGAGCTGCTGCGCCATCCGGTGCAGGCTCATGGAGATCCCGGTCACCACGTCCCACCGTTCCTGGCCCGGTGCGTCGATCAGCTGGACGTAGTCGATGAAGATCACCTCGAACTTCCGCGCCAGTGTCCGCGCCCGGATCGCCTGGATGGTGTCGAACTTCCGCAGGATCCGAAGCGGCACGCCGTCGCTCCGCATCCCGGCCTCGCCGGCCCGCTGGAAATCGTCCGCCGTGAGCTTCTTCGCCTTGGTGGTCGGGAGCTGGATCCCCGCGATCTGCCTCTCGGCCATGAGCCGGTCGGTGAGGCTCTCTTTGTCCGTCTCGATCGAAAAGAACCCGACGCGCTTGCCGGTGCTCGCGATGTGGTAGGCAAACTGCAGCGCCAGGGCCGTCTTGCCCACCGAGCTGTCGGCCGCGAGGATGACGAACTTCCCGGGCGACACGCTCAGGACCTTGTCCAGCTTCTCCATGCCCCAGCTGAGATAGTCCGGCGGCGTGGGATCCCGCATCCGGTCCAGGTAGTCGCCGATCAGCTCCGTGAGGCTCAGATCCTCGCCGGTCTCGGTCCCGCGGAGCAGCTCGCCCATGCGCTCGTAGGCTTCCAGGGCCCCGGCCTCGGTGATGTCCGTGCCGAGAATCTTGATGGCCTCGCCCTGCAGGGCCGCGATCCTGGCCGAGCTCCGGCAGATGTCGAGCCATGCCCGGCAGTTGACCGCCGTCGGCGTCGCATCCATGCACGAGGCGATCAGCTTGCTGTAGTCCTCCGTGCCGCAGGCCGCCGCCACCGTCACCGGGTCGATCGGCTTGTTCTGCTCCCAGAGTCCGCGGGCCGCCTCGAAGATGTGCCGCAGGGCGGCCTCGCCGAAGTGCGAGGGCCGCGCTGTCTGGAAGATCTCCCCGGCGCAGAGCTCCGGCGCCAGCATCAGGCTGCCGATCACGGCCCGCTGGGCGTTAGACCATCCGCTTAAAGCCATACGTCCTCGGCCTCCTTCTGCTGCTGCGTCGTCGGAAGATCGACTTCCGGCTCATCCTCCCATCTCCGATGGCTCAGCCACCTGCAGGGGTAGGGAACCGCCCGGCCTTTGTCGCGCAGCCACTCCTCCGAGGCCATCTGCCTCCGGAGCGCCGCCGCCATGATCCTCATGAGGTTGCGATCGGCCCTCAGCTTGTTCCACTCCTGGATTGCGGCTTTCTTGTCTTTCTTCTTGGGGTAGAGCCGCCAGAAGCGCTCGAACGCTTCCGGATCCCAGATCTCGGAACCCTCGCCGCCCCCTGGGGGGCTTTGGGGGGAATTGATAGATTTATTATTAATTTTCTTGTTTATAGTAGGCCCTGACATTTTTGTCAGGGGGGCCCTGACATTTTTGTCAGGGGGTACTGACATTTTTGTCAGGGGGGCTGCGGCTGCGCCCAGCGCCGGGTTGATGCCGGCGTAGATCTTGCGCATGGCCTTCCCGCCGGTGTTGGCCTCGGTCCGGATGTAGCCCCGGCTCTCCAGGATCCGGAGCAGCCGGATGATCGTGCGCTCGCTCAGGTCGTAGAGTCTCTCGAAGTAGGCGTTCGACGCGAAGCAGTAGCCGGCTGTGTCGGTCAGACTGCTGATCTCGGCGAAGAGCAGCTTCGCGTTCGGAGGGATCTCCGGATCGTACCGCACGCCCGCGGGGATGACGGCCCAGTAGCCTGGTTTATCATTTTCCATTCTCGTGCGGCGTCCTTTCGGTTGACAGGCTTTCGATTTTGCAGTATAATACTCACTGTTCTCATGTGAGCCTTTCGGCTTACAGCCCGAGCGTGTTGCAGTCACGCCCGGGCATTTTTTATTGCTCATGTCGTCCCGCCCTCCCGGCTCAGGCCTCTGGCCCATCGGAGGAAGCCCTCCTTCGGGATCCTCACGTAGGATCCCATGACGGTGACCGGGAAGCCCAGCAGCCCCGGCGCGTCCTTCGCCGCTTTGTTGATGCTGTACGGTTCGCAGCCGAGGTACCCGGCCACGTCCGACGGAACCAGGATCTCCTTCGGGCAGGCTTCGATCTCTTGCAGTGTTCTCATGTGTGCTCCTTTCTGCGCCCTTCGGGGCGCTTATTCTTTTGAGTAGCCTACCGCGTAGGCGCTCCGGACCAGGTCGGTCAGCTCCTTCAGGGCCTGGCCGTAGGGGATGATCTCATCCTGGCTGATCTTGCCGTCCGATGCGATCCGGATCAGATCCCGGAGCCCGCGCTCCTGGAAGTTCTCGATGCCGATCAGCAGGGCCAGCACCGCCTGGGGCAGCGTCGGCGGCTCTTCCAGCTTCGGCAGGATCTCTCCGGCGATCCGGCTCTTCTGGCTCAGGTGCCAGTAGGGGAGGATCTTGAGCCCGCTGACGTCCGCCATCATGAGCAGCACATCCTCGGCCGGCATCATCTCTCCGCTTTCGTACTTTCTCACGCTGTCCGCGGAGATCCCCAGATACTCGGCCCAGCGTTCCTGGGTCAGGCCTGCCGTGATTCTCGCGTTCCGGTAAATATTTCCGGAGCCTTTGTCCATGGTGTTCTCACGTCCTTCGGTATAAGATGTCTATAAGTGGCCCGGCATAGGCGGAGCTTCCGGCCGAACGGTCGACGCGGACACCGAAGAAAAACGCGCCGCCGCCGGAGGGCCTCTGTTCGCCGGACCGTTGAGGCCCTTGCGTTGTGCGGGATGCCTCCCGCCGGTGAGCGACGCCGGTGCTGATCCGGCCGGCCTGGTACCGTTTTTTTCCGGCCTGGACCGCCTCGCTCGTGTGGTGCGGGCTACAAAGCCGCCCGCGGGGCTGATTGCGTTATTTCTTTGCCTTCCGCTTCTTGTGCGTCGCGCTGATGAGGTCAACCAGGAGCGCGGAGCTGTCGAAGAGCTCCGGATCCGCTGGGCGCAGGTGGCTGTGATTGAGCACCGCGTTCTGCTTTCTGGAGATCAGGGCGAGGTTGTCCGGGTCGAAGTTCTGCTTGTTCCCGTCCCGGAAGGCCACAATGCAGCCCTCCGGGATCGGGCCGTGCAGCTGCTCCCAGATCAGCCGGTGCTTCAGGACGAAGTTCTTTCGGCTCTGGTCCTCCGGATCCTTCTCCCGGATCTTGACCTCGGTGTATCCTTCCCGGGTGATTCGTTCGTGGCCGATCGGCTTTGTGTTGTGCGGATTCTGTCCGCGTTTGAACCAGCCCTTCTCACAGCCCGGAGGGCTGTAGCCATACTTCCCTTTGTTGGCGGGGACATGCCCGGCCGTGAACTGACAGTTGATGCCGTTGCGGATGTGGCGATTGTTGCAGCAGTGGCGGATTTGCTCCGCGGTGTAGCCGGTGCCGAACTTCTCGTTGACCATCTCGGTCAGCACTGTCCTCGGGGTTCCGGCTACGTGCTCCCGGATGAAGTCCAGCACCTCGGTCGGGAAGAGCTTTGTGCCCGCCCCGGGTGTCCAGCCTTTCCTGGATCCGGTCTTCAGGTTCCAGTTCTTCAGGCAGGACGCGATCTGCTGCGCGGTGTAGCCGGTGCCGAACTTCTCGTTGACCATCTCGGCGATCTCCTTCCGGGACCGGCCCTTGTGGATCTCGGTGATGTAGTCCCGGATCTCTTTCGGCGTCCTATACATCGCCGGAGTCGAGCATGGCCGGGAGCTTCCTGCGCTCCCGGACGTCTCCGATGTTGTACTCCTCCGCGTGCTTCATGGCGCTGAGGGCGAGGCTGCTGTTGCTGATGATCGTTTTGGCCACCGAGGTGACGGCCTCGCTGCGTTTGATCTCAATGTCCAGCTGCTCCTGTGAGATACTGTCGTCCAGGATGCGCTCCAGGGATTCAAAGAGATAGTTGTTAAGATCTGCCAGGGTGTTCTTCAAGATGCTGCTTCCTCCTTCGCCAGGCCTTCGATGATGTCCGCTGCCATCAACATGATCTTGGTCTGGCAGTCGAACGGATCCAGCTCGCCGAAATACGGGCAGCTGCGGCAGGGCTCCTTCGCGGTGCCGCAGAACCGGATCCCGGCCGCGATGCGCTTGAGCTGTTCTTTTGTCATGTCTCTGCTCCTTCGTGGATAAAGTGGCCGTACAGGCTGTGGCCCCAGTCGATGCTCCCGTCCGGGTACCTCATACAGTTCATGGCCTTGAAGGCCCACCCGACCGGCGAAACCATCCAGGCGCAGTTTGTGGCGTAGGTGTCGCCCTCCTCCATGCCGGCGACGCATCGGTAGGTTGTGCCGTTGGTGTTCCGGTAACTCTTCCCGGTTTCGGGTGTAAATGGTGTGCCGTCTGCGTATAAGCTCATGAGCGCCCCCTCTCAGATCATGCAGCAGAGCATGGCGTTCATCATGCTGCGCTGCCGCTGGCGGATCTCCGCCGTCTTCCTGGCTGCCTCCTGCGCCCGGTCGCGGTCGCCGTTGGCTTTGCCATCCGCGGCTGCGGAGGGCGTGATTCTCTCGTTTTGGCTTGTCATTGTTCTCATGTGCTCCTTTCAAATTCTGTTTTTCTCTGTCCGGCTCTGTCTCTCCGCGTTGCAGTCGCGTCAAGGCTCCGGCGCGGTCCGAGAATCTCGGACCGCATAAATAAAATAAAACGAGAAACTCGGATTGTCAAGAAGAGATTCAGAAAGAGTCCGAGATTCGTGCACTTCGCTACAAAAACCGTTTTTGATATTGTATACTTTTCACAACTATTCACAGGCGGTGATTCGATGAACAGAATCAAAGAGCTCCGGCAGGCGAGAGGCTGGACGCAGGCGCAGCTTGGTGCGCGCGTGGGCATGGCGAAGACGACGATCTCAGGATATGAGAGAGGCGATCACCAGGTAGACCCCGTCATGATCTGCGCCCTCTGTGATCTCTTCGGCTGCACGTCCGATTACCTTCTCGGCCGGTCCGCCTCGCCGCTTCCGGTGATCAGTCCGGAGGACGCCGCCGTCCTGGACGCCTACCACGTTCTGCCGCTGGAGCTGCGCCGGGCCGTCGACGGGATCCTTGCGCCGTACCGTGCGGCCGCAGCGAAAAAGAAGGACGCCTGATCCGCCTGAGTGATTACAAATAAAAAAGCGCCCTTTCGGGCGCTGTCGCTTGTTCTGGTGCCTGGTTATGCTTCCGGAGCTTTCCGCATGTCGATCTCGTTTACGACGTCGTATCCGACGATCCCGTTGGCGATCGTCAGGTATTTGATGCTGTGGTCCTCAGGATTGCAGAGACTGAGGACGACGGTGATGTCTTCCTTGCAGTTGTCATTGAAGGCGCGCTGCATGGTATCCGTGCTTTCGGTCAGATCCCGGACCATGCTGTTCCAGACGGTGACGCTCTCCTGGTCCTCTCCGGATTTTGTCCGGTCGATGGCCTCATCGTCCAGGTATTTCATCCAGACGTCAACGAAGAACTGCTCGCGCGATTCATCCAGCGTGGTGCTGTAGAACTCATGGAAGATCTGGCTGCAGGAGTTGTCGACCATGTCGGCCACTTGCCGCGGCGTGGAATACTGGACGGTCCTCGGGACCCTCTGTGTTACGCCGGGGCTGCCGGTGTAGTCGGATCCCATATTCAGGACATTGCTCACATAAACCAGGCCGAGAAGCAGGCCGGGCGCCAGCAGGATCACGATGATAATGATCAGCAGGATGTTGGTTGTCTTGGTGTTTCTCATGTTTTGCCCTCCTCCCTTTGCTCTATTGTAGCCGAATCCGTTCAGATTTTCAAGAGGTGCCCATGATTTGCAGAAATTCTAAATGCGGCCGGGAGATCCCGGACGGCGCCGCCTTCTGCCCCTGGTGCGGGAAGAAGCAGTTAATCCGGAAGCAGAACCCGAAGCGCCGTTCGAACGGCCTCGGCAGCGTCTACAAGCTCCCGGACGGGAAGTGGGCCGCCGTGAAGACCGTCGGCTGGATCATCGACCCGCTGCCGCCGGACGCCCCGGAGGGGACGGTCCCGCACCGCCGCCGCCAGACCGTGAAGCGCCGCTACGCCACCCGGAAGGACGCCGAGGCGGCGCTCCCGTTCCTCACCGCCGCCGATCGCCGCCCGCGGCAGGGGACTGTGGCCCAGCGGAAGGGGACCGGCATCACCCTGAAGGAGCTCTATGATCTGTGGGAGCCGACCCACGGCCGCGGAAAAAGCACCATGAACTGTTACCGCGCCGGCTTCCGCCTCTTTGCGCCCCTCTGGAACGTCCGCATGGCCGACCTGGACATCGACGACCTGCAGGACTGTCTGGACGACTCCGACGCCGGACGCCGCACCCAGGAGAACGGGCGCACCGCCCTGGGCCTGGTGTACAAGTACGGCATCCCGCGCGACTGCGTCCCGAAGGACCGCAACCTCTCCCAGTTCCTCCGGATCATGGAGCCGGGCGGAAGCAAAAAGCCCGGCCTGTCCATGGCCGAGCTGGAGCTTGTGCGGCAGGCGGCCGCCTCGGGCGATCCCTTTGCCGCCGTTGTGCTCTGTCACTGTTACCTGGGCTTCCGTCCCACCGCGCTGCTGGCGCTCACTGTGGACGATTATGACGCCGTCAGGCGCTGCTTTGTGGGCGGCATCAAGACGGCCGCGGGCATCGGCCGCACCGTGCCGGTCTCGCCGAAGGTCCAGAAATATGTCGACGGCCTGATCGCCGCCGCGGACGGCGGCTGCGTCTTCGGCCGCCTGGGCCAGCCCATGGGTCTGAAGGATTACCGCGCGAAGTTCTACGAGCTGCTGGAGGGCCTGCACATAGAGAATCCCGTGGACGAGGACGGCCGGCACCGCCTCACGCCGCACTCCTGCCGCCACACCTTCGCCACGCTCCTGAAGCGCGCCCAGGGATCTGACACCGACAAGCTCGCCCTGATCGGTCACACATCCACCGAGCAGCTGCGCGAGTATCAGGACGTCCCCATCGAAGATCTGCGGGCCGTGATCGACCAGATCTGAGAGTGTAGTGCCGGGTGTAATAAGAGAAAATTCGAGGCCACACGAGGCCATTTTTATCTTGATGCCCGGCAGGTGCCGGAGAACGAAAGAAGCCCCGCAGTTGTTGATCTTCTCAGCAACTGCGGGGCTTCCGCTTTGGTCCGAGTGACTGGATTTGAACCAGCGGCCTCTTGAACCCCATTCAGTGAAAAAGGCAAGAAACGCAGGGCGTTTCGAGGTTTTGAGTGTAATGCGGGTGTAGTGGTGTCGGTTTTCCGGTTCAAACTGTTCACAACTACGGGTCTTATTTTAAGAGTTCCGCCGCGGCTTGTCAAATTATTTTTTTATATTTTCTCTCTTTTCCTATTGACTTTATATAAACTCTATGTTATACTTTACTCACATCAAACGAAGGGAGACAATAAAATGAAAGGCACTGAGAAACAGGTTAAATGGGCGGAAGAGATCAAAGCGAACATCTTCACGGCCCTGGACGCAATGGGGAACACCAGCATGACGGAAGAGTTCGCAGCTTTCCGCGCCTGGCTCGATAATAAGGACTCCGCCGCATGGTGGATCGACCTCTGGCAGATGACGAAGACGGCCCGCATGTTCCTGCGCGGCGCCATGGCAGAATACAAGAAATAAGGAGGAACAGCACAATGAAGAAAATCATCAGCGGGAAAGTTTACGACACAGACACCGCCCGGGAGCTTGGCTCCTGGGCGAACGCCGGACACTGGGGCGACTTCGGCCACATGGAGGAGACGCTCTACCGGAAGAAGACCGGCGAGTTCTTCCTCCACGGGGAAGGCGGCCCGGCGACGAAGTACGCCGAGGCGGTTGGCCAGAATGAGTGGTCCGGCGGCGCGCGCATCATGCCCATGTCCTTCGCCGAGGCCCGCGACTGGTCCGAAGAGCACCTGGAGGCGGATGTCTTCGAGGCCGTCTTCGGTGCGGTCTCTGAGGATGACAGCCGGATCCAGGTCTGCTACAGTCTGAGCGCGGCCACGGTGGAGACCATCAAGCGCAAGGCCGCCGAGCTTGGGATCAGCGCCAGCGCTTACATCGACAAGATCGTCGCCGAGTAACGGCGCGAGACCAAAACCCAAAGCCCCGCCCGGGACCCGGGCGGGGCTTTGCTCTTTCTGTTATTCCGTGTCTTTGAGATCCGCGATGATCTCGCCGAGGGTCCCGACCTCTTCCGGTGTGGGATCCGCGGCCGGCTGCGGCGCGGCCTCCGGGATGGCGTCCGGCTCATGTTTCCCGGATCCCACTGCCGTCTTGGCGAACGCGTTGTTAAACTCATTCACGGCCGCCTCGATCATGGCCACAAGCTCAGATTCCGAGATTGTGATCCCGTAGCCCTGGAGGATCTCCGAGGCCTTGGCCATTGCCTGGGCGAGCTTCTCCGGCCCGTGGATGTCTTTGTAGACCTGCTCGATGTAGCGCACGGTCGACCGGATGACGTTCTGTTTGATCTCTGTGTTGACGTATTTCTTCCACAGGTTCTTCGCCTGCGCGCCCAGGTAGGCCGCAAGCGCGAGGAAGATGGTAAGGATGATCTGGGTCAGATACTGCTGGATGATGTCGTTCACTGTATAACCTCCATATTCTTAACTTTTTCGTTGATGGTGTCGATGAAGCTGTTGCCGTCCAGCGCCTTATAGGCTGCATACAACAGGACGAAGTTCTGATAATCATACTGCCGCAGCTTCCCGCCGGCGTCCTGGCCGCGGTAATAGATCGACAGCATCTCGGCCCGCAACATGCAGCGCTGCCCCTCCTGGGTGCGCTGGGTATCGAAGAGCTTTTCGCGGATCGGCTTGATGATGATTGCAGCTGCCGCCGCGAATGATGTGATTAAACTCAAAAATTGCAGGATCATACTGATGACCTCGAGACTCATAGCCTCTGCTCCCTTCTTTACAAATTAATCAGGGCGGACCATGTGTCTGATCCGACCACGCCGTTCTGGCTGATCTCTGCCGCCAGCTGCAGATCTTTGACCGCCACTTCCGTGGCCGGTCCGAACTCACCGTCCGGCTGCTCCCGGCCGCCGTAGATGCGCCCGCCGCAGTAGTAGCCCCTGCCGATCAGGAGTGTCTGCAGACGCTCCACCGGTTTGCCTGTGTCGCCCTGGCGCAGCTCCGGCAGCGTGACGTCGCAGGTTTTGCCGGGGACAGTTGTGCCCTTATCAGGCTGCGCCGCCGCGGGATCCGGCGCGGCCGCGTCCTGGCTGCCGGTGTCCGTTCCGGACACCGCGGCGGCCAGGGCCCACTTCGGCCGACCGTAGCCGGCGATGTTGGAGGCCCCGATCTGATACGTCCGCCGGGCGACCATGTCGGAGCTGTTGCCCTCCACCGTCGTGATCGTGTTCCCGGAGACGCCGGTCACGATGCCCTGGTGGTTGATTCCGCCGGAGACGTAAAAGAAGACTACGTCCCCGACCTCCGGGCGCCTGGACCAGGCCCAGGCGTTCTTGAAGAACTGCGCGGACGCTCTGCAGAGTGCGCTGCCGGATCCGATCGGCTGGTAGGTCATCGCGGCCCCAATCTCCAGACCGAAGACGTCGATGAACGCCTCATCCGTGAAAAGGTCGCACCAGGGCTGGTTCTGCGCGTCCCAGCCCAGCAGCCGCGTGATCCGCGGGTCCGCCGCATATTTGTTGTAATTGTTCGTGCCCTCTCGGGTTCCGACCTGGGCGTTGCACCAGGCCACGAGCTTCGCCTTTGCTTCCTCGATCGTCACGGCGTCCCCTCCTTATCAATGTGAAATTTCCTCGGCGTTTGTCACTAAAATAGGCCGTTAAGTGACAAACGATTTCCACTCATGCGGGCATCTCGTACATGTGTACCGGCCATAATAGGCGTTCCACTCTGCGATTGCTCCGCATCTTTGGCAGATACAAACCATCACTCAGCCTCTTCAGCCGGTTCGGTGTCTGGATTATACAACGTATCAAACGCGCGGTTCTCAAGGATGTTGCCATCCTGATCTTCAAGGGTGAGTGCAACCTTAGTAAACTGCACGGATAGAACGGCCTTGGAAGCTCTGTCAAAATACAGAGAAAGTCCAGCCGCAACAGAAGAACGTGCGGTCACGGAGCTGTTAACGATTCCGTCAGGTCTGGTTTGAAGTTCGGTTAAAAATGTGTACATTGTTGATTCTCCTTTTTTAAATTTATTCTATACCAATAAGGTATGCTATAGTTCCAGCGGCAAAATGCTTCTCGCTTGAATAGCAACGCGCGCCCATATAATTCCCAGTTGCCTGCGGTTGTTTTACTAGCCCATTATACTGACCTAACATTATGCATCTCCAGCCATTTTCTTCTTTTTTTAGGGTAATTACTTGAGCACAAGGAATATTTCCATCCCTAACACCACCATACGGTACGCTGTCATTAAGACCGTTAAAATATCCATAAAACCAGTCTACATCTGACCCTGCGGCAATATATACAGTCAATATAAGAGCGTTGTATTTTGTAAACGCGTCATCTGGAATATTACATGTTATTCTATAGCTGTCCTCTGTAAGCGTTATAGTTCGCAATATTACAGATTCACCATATCCTTGCGCCAGCGTATAAACCGCGTCACTCAGGTTAGTGTCGCTTGCTCCGGTCACTTGGTTGGCATAGTTAGTCAGGGCTTCAATGCTATCAGTTAACGGTGTTCCAGCCATCAGATCACCCCCAGAGCAACAAGCGCAGACGAATAGTCAGCATATACATCGTCCAACTTTGTCTTATCTGACGCACTCATCAATCCGTCTGCCGTTGTGGTTGCCACGATCTTATCAGCTTTGTCATTTAATTGGCGACTTAGCTCACTGACCTCATATCCGACCGAGCCGCTCTGATAGGTCTCCGTAGGGTCATACGTGACCTCTCCGGCATCGGATGCACCCGTATCTCCCTTCGGCCCCTGAGGCCCCTGCGGACCGGTCGCGCCGGTGTCGCCTTTAGGTCCCTGCGGTCCGGTCGCGCCGGTTGCACCTGTGTCTCCCTTCGGGCCCTGCACGCCCTGAGGCCCCTGCGGACCGGTCGCGCCGGTGTTGCCCTTCGGGAGCCCGAAGGTCAGTGTCACGGCTCCGGTCTCTTCGTCCACGGTCTTCTCCACCGTGGCCGGTTCCCCAGTGGCCAGAGTCTCCGCGGCCACGCTGAGGTTCTGCACGGCCTCCGCCGCTGCCTTCGCATCCCTGGCGGATCCTTCCGCAGAAGTCGCTGCGGCTTCCGTCCTGGCCACGCCGCTGTTGAGGGCTGCGATCGCCTCATCGATCACGTCCGCCTGCTCCGGATCCGGCGTGATGGTCTCCGGCGGCTGCCCGGGCGTGATGTAGATCGTGATCCAGTATTCCCGGTTCCGGCCTCCGTTCTCACCGTAGAGCACGATGTATGCCGTGATCGGCGCCGAGCGCTGCAGCAGCTCGTTCGGGATCGCGACGCCGGACGCGTCGCCGATCTTAGGGATCGCGTTCCGGGTGTACACGGTCGAAAATTCGACCTTGTAGCTGTCCGGCAGGTCAATGCCTGAGATCTGCAGGACCTGCTCCGTGTCCCACTGGGCGAGGGACGGGGACGCGGTTACGGTGTTGCAGTTTTCGGCAAACACTGCCGTGGTCATATTCAAAGCCATATAGTTTTCCCCCTTCTTTCCGTTTGATTGCTTACGCCAGCAGGTAGGTCGCGCTCACGCGGTAGCCGACGTTCGCGCTCTCTTTGAGCGAAAGCGTGATCGCGCCGTCCGTCCCGATGAGGCAGTAGGTCGTCGCCGAACAGTCTGCGGCGATTTCTGCCGCCGGCCGTTTCCCGGACGCGAGCGTTGCCCAGGTCTTCCAGTTCGTTGTCGTTCCCGCGGCCGACGGGACTAATAATGCCGAGACCATCGCCATCTTGCCCCACTGCACATAGACCGCGCTGGACACGCTGAAGCCGGATGCGACGGAGCTGAAAATGCCCGACGACCCCGTCACCTTGTAGAGCCCGGTCGAGCCCGTGCCGCCCTGCCCGATGGTCAGCGGCAGCGCCCCGCTGCTTCCGAGGCCGAGGGCGGAGCGCCAGGCCGTCGGATGGGTGAGCCGGACATATCCGCTGCCGTCGTCGTCGACATACAGCCCGAGCAGGTTGTATTCGTCCTCCCCGTTGACGGTCTGCTTCCCGTAGAGCACAACGCCGTCCCTGCCGTTTGTCAGGTGCTCGCAGTAGAGCTCTCCGATGATCTTCTGGGCCGAGTCCCGGAAGGAGATCTCTTTTGTCCACTGGTCTTCTTCCGGGATCGTCCCGACGGTGATCCCCGGGTTGTCCATATAGAGGTGAGCGTTTTGGAGGATCAGGTCGCCGGTCATCGTGTCGCCGGCCTTGCTGACCCAGTCGTCGCCGCCCGAGCCGCCGCCGTCGAGGCTGCCCATCACCACATAGGTCCCGGACATCTTCATGACCACGACCCGGTCACCTACGGCGGGCGCCGGGTACGCGCTCGCGAGGTATTTGTAGTGCTTCTGCGTCGCCGCCGCCTGCGTGTCCGGGATCAGGGCGAGGCCGTCTTCATAGACGCCCGCGACCGTGGCCAGCTGCAGGTTGTTCGGCTGTTCGTTTTTCTGTTCCGCGAACTCTGGGAAGAGAAAAATATTATCCAAGGGCCATCACCGTCCTTTGCAGGGTGTGCGTCATCTGCCCGTTGACGCTCAGATCCATCGACCAGGCGGTCTCTCTGCAGATGGTCATGAGATCGCCGTAGCGGATCGCCGTCACGTCGCCGACGCCGAAGCCCGGCAGCAGCCGCGTCCGTGCGGTGATCACCTCGCCGGCCAGCAGGCTGTCCGTGACCTGCCGGTTTGCGTAGGTCTGCAGCGCCTCCTGGCTGGGGATGTTGTTCACCTGGATGAGCTTCACGATTCTCCGGCCGCGCCGGGCGATGGAGAGGGGAGACTGCGGGTTCGTGTTCTCGGCGATGGCCCGCATGGGCCCGGTCTTGTCCGCGTTGCTGCAGACGCAGAGGAACACGTTCGGCGCGTCGATGATGTCCGTGTGCCTCTGCAGGCCGGGGAGGATCTGACACCGCGGATCCGCCTCATTGAGGTAGTGATCGATGCTGACCGCGTTGGGGACGGAAAGCGGCTCGATGATGGCCACGCCGTCCGCGTCAAACCAGAGAGGCGCGTAGCTGATCTCATCCAGCAGCTCATTGATGATGTCCAGGTAGCTTGTCCCGATCTCCCAGTCCTCCCGGGCCTCGCTGAGGACCTCTTCCGTGTCCGTCGCGCTGACCAGGATGATCCCCGCCGTCGAGAGCAGCGACACCACCGCCGCGACGTAGTTCGTGCCGGCAGGGAAGTAGACCCTGTCCTCCGTCTTGGAGTCCCTCACCGTCCAGCACCGGTCGTTTGCCGTGATGGTGACGGTCTCCTGCGTGTCGTCGTCGCCGTCCGTGACGTCCACCGGCAGGTATATGCCGAGCCGGTGCGCCACGCCGTTGATGATCAGTTCCGGCCGGATCGCGTCGGTGAGCCGGTCGAAGGAGTCCGGCGGCTTGAGGAACGTCCCGGAGAGACAGGTCTTGACCGTGTCGGCGTCGTTCATGCTGATGTTGGGCGCCTGCCCGTCGGCCGGGTAGAGATCGCCGAAGTCGGCGCCGTTCCGGACGATTTTGTAGCGAAAATCAACTGTTCTCGGCGTCATCGGTAAAGTCCTCCCAGTCCGTCTGTTCCAGGCTGAATGTGTATGCGGTGTAGAACCTCTTAACCTTCTTCTGCAGTCTGGTCAGTCCGCCGACCATAAGCTGTCCGCCGCGGCTCTTCAGAATGACGACCTTCCCCCGCAGGGCCTCAAAGGCTGCCGCCTCTTCGGCCGACCGGAAGGCGCAGTCGAAGGACCCGGTCAGGTTCTCATACGGAGAGAGCTCCAGCGCCGGATAGGTCCTTCCGTGGATATGGGTGCTTCCGGCTTCCATGGACCAGGTGAAGATCTGTTCCCGGTTTCTGTTTTCGCTCAGCCGGAGCGAGAGCCACGGCCCGCCGGAGAGCGCCGCGATCATCGGCGCGCTCACGTCCGTCTCCCCGGTCACGGTGTTGCTCTGGGCGTAGTTCCCGGTGGTCCGAAAGACGCGCGCGAAGTACTCATGGTGCCCGATGGCCAGGCGGTCCGTGTACGTGGTCAGCGTCGCGCCGGTCCCGTCTTTCGTGCTGACGACCGCGATCAGCTTCCCGTCCCGGTACCACCGGATCGGGCTCGCCGTGCGGTAATTAAGCGAGAGCACGGCGTCGATCCCGAACTCTCCGCTCAGGACCAGCGTCGAGCTGTCCGAGTTCTCCACCGCGATGGAGGTCTCGGCGTAGTTGCTCCAGAGCCCATAGGAGCCCTGGATCCGCACGAGGATGCTGTGGACCCCGTCCGCCAGCGGCTCCGGCACGGTCCAGCTGTAGACGCTCGGCCCGTATTCCGCGGCGACGATCTCGCCGTCGATGGTGATCTCGTAGGCCTCCTGGCCGTCCGACTGCCAGCTGATCGTCGTCAGAGGCACCGCCGTGGCCGAGAGCCCCTGCGGCGCGGCCGGCGCCCGAAGCACCACGAACGAGGCCTCGTTGACCGGTCCGGCCACGTCGTCGCGGTTGACGGCCTGCACGCGCCACTGGACCGGCCCGGCCTCGAAGGTTCCCTCCGGTACCGTGTACTCGTAGACCTCATTGGTGGTGTTCAGCAGCTGGTGCCACTGGCTGGACGACTCGGTCGGGAGCTTCCACCAGAGCATCATCCGCTTCGGCGCCGATCCGTCGCTGTTCTGCACCATCCACCGGAAGGTGATCTCCTTGGTCCCGTCTTCGACCCTGCCCACCGGCGAGACGCAGATCGCGTAGGCCGTGGACGCGGTGGTGCTGATCGTGTACGTCTCCGACTGTGAGCTGCAGCCGCCCACGTCCGTGCCGGAGACATACCACTCGATCTCGCTGGCCACCGGGAAGGTGTTCGCTGGGATCGTGACGCTGCCGGTGCTTCCGGACGCCGCTACGTCGGTCCATGCTTCCGTGCCATTGACGCGCCAGTGGAAGACCGCCGAGGCCTGATCGTAGGAGGCCGTCGGCGTCGCGAAGTACCAGCTGAAGGTAATCGCATTTCGAGGATCAGCGTATCCCGATGTCGGGCTGTTCTGCGGGGTGATTTTCGACTTCACGGTTGTGAAGTTCTGCTCCGATGTTGTCGAGGTCGTCCCGCCGACGTCCGTGCCTTCCAGGTACCAGGAGATCGTCGAGGCGTTCCCCGGGAAGGTGTTCTTCGGAACGGTGAGGCTTTTCTCCGTGCCGCTGGCCTCGATCGCCTGGTAGGGATCCGACGTGGACGCCCTCCAGTACAGCCTCGCGCTGCTCTGATCATAGTCACCGAGAGCGTTCCGGAAGGTCCAGCTGAAGCGCAGCGGCCCGCCGGACTCCACGTCCCGCCCGGACGGATAGGTCAGCGCCGTGATTTTGGTCGTCGGCGTGGTGAAGGTCGATGTATTGAGCGAGATGGCCGCCGCGCCCTGCGGCGTGCAGGAGAAGTACTGTTCCACCGTCGCCCCGGTCGGCAGGGTGTTGGCCGGGATCGTCAGGCTCTTGGTGTTCCCGGTGACGCTGATCGTGTGCCAGGCGCTTTCCCCGGTCTTGCGCCAGTAGTAGGTCGCCGAGCTCTGCGGATAGTCGTAGCTGTCCGCCTTCAGGGTCCAGGTTAGGGTCCGCGCGCTGCGCGTGTCGATGTTGGACCCGCTGGGCAGGTTGTAGACCGTGAGGTTGACCGCCGAGGTCGTGAACGTCATGGTGTCGCTCTGGGTGGTTGTTCCCTCGGTGTCCGTCGCGCGGACATAGCACTGGATCGTGCTCGAGGGCGGGAAGGTCGTCGCGGGGATCGTGACGCCTTTCGTCGCGCCGGAGACGGCGACGCTGTGCCATGTGGATTCCGCGGACGTTTTCCAGTAGAACACGGCGGAGGCCTGGGTCCAGTTCTCATCGGCGCAGCGTCCTCCGTTCGGCAGGAAGCCCCACGTGAACTGCGCCGCGAGGCCTGGGTTCTGGGTGCCGCTCGGGCTCTTGGCCAGATTGCCGACCTTGCTGGTGATCGTTGACAATTCGTCATAGGTCACTTCCAGATACGGCAGGCCGCCGGAAACCAGGGCCGTTTTTGCATAGACCGTCGAGATGCTGTCGTGATAGGTGTGAAATTGGCAGCCGTATTGCGCAAGAGCCGCGGCCGTACTGTCCGGCGCGTCGGTTTTGCTCCACACGTCCGCGGTGCCTGCTGCCGAAAGATACATCTGCAGCGATATGCTGCCGGACCGCGCTGGCATGTTGTTGTACGTAAGAGTCGCCGGGTCAAAATCGGCCGCGTTTGGGTAGGCGAAGTAGCCGCTCCCGGATCCGTCGACTTTAACGGCGGCCCGCAGCCGGGCGGAAAGAATCCTTTTCCGCCGCAGGGCCGACGGCATTGCGTCGAAGCCGAGCACAAGCATGGACGTTTCCGGCTGGGTGTCGATCAGGTACCAGGTCGACGTGTTGGTCCGGAAGACCGTGTTCGCGCTGCCAGATTTGACGTATCCGCTTTTCTTCAGGGTCAGGTTGACGGTGCTGGCCATCGAATCACCTCTTCTGTCTCAGTGCCGGCGCCTCTTTGGCCATCCGGATGATGTCGTTAAATTCCTGCACGCTCTTCGCGTCGATCGTGATATAGAACGTATCGCCGCCGCTGCGGCTCTCCTGGTTGCTCATGATCTCCGAACCCTGCGGCAGGCGGACCAGCTCCGGACCGGCCTCGCCGACCCAGGTCAGGCCGCCGCGCCAGTTGTCCGTGCCTCCGGCGTTGTAGCCGTAGACGTAGTTCCCGGTCCGGATGTCGTAGTACTGACCGGTCGCCGAGTCGTAGCCGAGCCCATCGTGGGTGCTCTCTCCGCGCAGGTTCGCATGAAATTCCCGGTACTGGTCGAGGGTGCCTTCCTGCTGCATGTACACCGCCTGGGAGTGGCTCAGGGTGCCGGAGCTCTTACCGAAGCCCATGGCGTTCCCGATCCGTTCGAGGCCGGCCATTCTGCCGCCGCCGGATCCGGTGATAACCTGGAACAGGCCGCCGACCACGTCCGCCGCGTCCGCGATCAGGGCGACAAACTGCGCCACGGCGCCGAGCGTGACCTTGAGGATGCTGAGCCCCTGGTTGAATCCCGGGATCCCGGCCAGAATGTCGCCGCCGGTCTCCAGGATGTCCAGCAGGCTGGTGAAGATGCTCGCGAGGTTCTCGATCAGCCCCGACCGCTTCAGCATCTCGCCGGCCTTGTCCACCGCTTTGGAGAAGAGCTCCATGGCCGCCTTGGCCGCCGGCGCGAAGTCCGCGGCCAGCTGCCGCCGGTTCGCCTCGATCGTCAGCTGCAGCTGCTGGTACGCGTCGTCCACTTCGCCGAGCTTTTTGATCTGCTCTTCGTCCAGGATGTACCCGGCCGCCTTGGCCTCCGCCGCGTACTCCTTCAGGGCGCTGCTGCCCTGTTTGATCAGGGGATTGAGATCCTGGGCGCTCTTGCCCATCAGGTCCATGGAGAGCGCGTCCCGCTGCGTCTGGTTTTCCACCTGGCCGAGGGCGTCGATCACGTCGTAGAAGACCTCTTCCGCCGACCGGAGCTCGCCGGTTGTCGCGTCCGTGATGCTGACGCCGAGGGCATCGAAGGCCGCCTGCGCGCTCTCGCTGCCGCCGGCGGCGTCGCCCATGGCCTTGGTGATCTTGGTCATGGAGCCGGTGATGGTCTCCGCCGAGACGTCGATGAGATTTGCGGCGTAGTCCCACGCCTGCAGCATCTCGGTCGGGACGCCGGTGATCGCGCTCTGGGTGAGGTATTCGTCCACCTGCGCTGCCACGTCCAGGGTCATCTCCCCGAGCTCCTGCACGCCCTTGACCACCGCGACGATCGCCGCGGCTGCCGCGGCCATGGCGGCCACGGTGCCGGCGGAGAGGCCTTCCATCCCGTTGAGTGCATCCTTCGCGCCCTTCGGGAGCTTGACGCCGAGCTTATCCGCCAGCTGGTCCACCGTGTCCCCGAGTCCGAGGATTTTCTCACCCTGGCCTTCGATGGCCTGGTTGGTTTCCTCGATCTGGTGCTGGAGATCGAACTCTCTCGCCTCTGCGAGGTTCAGCTGCGTGGCGTATTTCTGATACTCCCGGTTCGCCGCCTCGAGGGCTGCCTTCGCTTTGTTCTGAGCCTCGGTCGTGTCGTTCTCCGCCTCGGCCACGGCCTTCATGGCTTCCGCCTGGGCCTTGGACGCGGCCTCTACCATGGAACGGACGGCGGCTGTTTTCTCCCGCTGCTGGTCCAGCGTCCGGCCGAGCAGCTCGCTCTTGCTGGTCAGAAATTCGACGCTTTCTGTGTTCCCTTTATATTGAGCCTGAAGCCGGACCATTTCGGATGCGAGGGTTTTGCTCCCGGCGTTCAGGTTTTGAAGTACCCGTTTATATTCCTCTTCGCCCTCAATCTTGAAGCGCGCGCCGAGGGTTTTGTTTACGCTTGGCATAGCAGTTAATCACCTCCGAGGAAATAGGCTGCGAGGAGAGTCCCGTCGTCCTCATTGTCCGGCCTGGGGGACAGGTCCACATACCGGGTCCCGCCCGGAAGAGCTGCCGCCTGTGCCGGGTACCCGGACCGGAGTCCGCTGCGAAGACCGTTGGGCACGCCGGCATGACACATGCCGTCATAACGCCGGACGAGCCACGACGGATACACAGCCCGCGCGAAGA